TACAATCTGTACCTTTCCTGTTATCTTTGACGTTATCTCTTTACTCATTTCTTACGTGTTTTACGTGTTTTCTTAATTACCAAAGGTACGTTATTTTCTTCAATTAACGTAGTTTTTAGTTTAACCGGAATAGGTTCAACTCTATCCTTTAAGATCGGAGGCGGGATGTTCTTTAAACCTACTGGCTTCGGAAACTTAACCACCTCAACGGCTCCCATGTGCGAGATAGCTATTTTAGCTTCACGCGGACTTAAAAAATGTCTTTCGTTATTATAAATAACTTCGACTGTTTCTGTTTCTTTTTTCATATTATATATTTAATTCTGGCCTTAAACTTTTTGCTAACTCATCACTAATATACCCTATTGAATGCCTGCACCTATAACCGCCGAAATCGACTAAAGGTTGATAACCCGGATAACCCAAATACGAAGGGACTGCATAGATATTCTTTTGCTTTATCTTATAACCTGCCGGATAAACGCCCTGTGAGGGTGTCCAGTCGCGCCAGGTCTCAGCCTCTTCACGGCTCCAAACCTTGTTATTATGACATACGCAAAAGTCCCGCGAATCGCCTATTAAACCTCCCTGATAAAGAAAGTAATTAAGTCCTAACTGATCAGCTACTGAACCATTATAAGAACGGTCATATTGCTGATAAAGATCATAAGCATATCGTTTGTATTCCTTTTCCAATCGGCCCTCTCTGATGATTACCTTTTCACCGTCCTTTTCAATCTCACGCGGGACGCCTTTCAGTAAATCAGTAAATCCTGTTATAAAATCTTTTGTCGGGATTTGACCGGTTATTGATTTACTCATAAAGTTCTTTACATCCATTTCGACCGATGAGCCCCGGATCATTGTGTCAAGAAATCCATTCAAAACCATTTTACCACCTTTCAAACCGATTCGTAAATCAGTTTTAAGAGTAGTATCTGTAATGATCTTTGCAAACTTTGATGTTAATTCTGAAGTTAAAACAGCCTTAAAGTAGTTTTCAGCAATTGAAACTAATCCGGAAGTGGTATTTATGATTTGAGGCGCAATAACATTAACTGAAGTTTGTGTAAAATCTGAATATAGTTTGTTAAGCCCTGTCAATAGTTGATAATTGCCTTTTGTGTCCTGAATAATGCCATCTTTAACATCCAATGCCGGGACAATTTCAGCAATGATCTTATCTAACAATTCACCTTGCAGTTTAATGACAGACTTCTCCAATTGATCCTGATTTGAATCAATGAACGCTTGTTTTTGTGCGAGTAACTCAGTTATTCTCTTTGGCGTTTTCATTAAATTCTTTTTGCATCCGTGCGTAAGTAGTCAAACTACATTCAACATTAAAATCATTTTCCCCGACTGCCACAAAATAGTTATACATTGCCTTTTCTATGCTTATTGCAGGCATTATAGACTTTTGTCCCCATACGAAAAAAAACATGCTCAGATCACTATAATTACGTCTGTGAATCTTTGGTATTAACTTTTCCGATGGCTTAACTTTTGACATTAACTTGGCTGTCTAAATTTCTTTTGTGTCACCTTATCCATTTTCTTAAATGTCGCTGAAGTGATATGGTCAACCCTTACGCAACAAATAAGTGCATGTTTAATATTCTTTGCCTTTAGTTGATCAGCATAGGCATTGTCAGAAAACCAAAATGGATGCTTTTCATCTAACTTATCAATCTGTTCCCAGAGTTCTTTTCTCGTGAATATGCACCACCCTGCAAGTTCAAAGCCTATCCCGTAACCCTCATAAGCGATCATCCCCCGTCGGAATCGTCTGTATTGTGGTGCGTTACTCATTGCCGATGATGACAGGTAGTTATTAATCTTCATTATATCGCCTATCTGCGACCAGCCGGGATGAAAGATTATGTCATTGTTTGCAAGTATCTGAACATCTGACTTTGCATATTTTAATCCTAAATTTAAAGCACGGTTATAATTGAACTCACCTTCATATTTTACTATCTTATCAACATCATAATTAAAGGCAATAGAATTAGTTTCAACTATAATGATATTGAGCTCTGCATTGTCTTTACGTGCTGAATCTATGCAGTTTTGAGTAACTTGTATTAAGTTGCCAACGCTTTTAGATACTATAATCAGGTCGTATGTCATAACGCGTTAAATATATCTAACTCTGAAACATTTGAAACAACCGAAGTAAAAGGAATTAATTTTTCATACTTGTATTGATACTTATACAAAGGTAATGTTTTTTCATACTCATACGCCGGGTCGTGCGTGTCGTGGATAACTACAAACTTAGCGTTTACAGCCTTTGCAATCTCTACATTACGCCTTTCCCCGGGTGCATGATCTATAAAGACAACTGACCAATCTTCATATCTTACAAGCGAATCAAAAGCATCGTAAGACTCGGCCCAAAGAATTACATGAGTCGGCGAGGCAAACCGTTTGAATAATTCGTACCACTCCCGATTTGTTTCAATAGTTATCAAAGTTCTCCCTTTACAAAGATTATCCAATAGTTCAGTACTTCCATAACCGCAACCAATTTCCAATACCGGGCCTGAAGTATTTTTAACGGCATGTTCCAAAACTGGCTTATGTGTTGCAAAAGGATCCATTATTTGTAATTTTTAGTGAAGTCTGGTTTAATTGAATCATCCTGTAAAATATGATTTTTATACTTTAAGACTAAAGGATGAAATATGTCTCCAAGTAATTCAGTCCATGCTAATGGATAACCCGGATTGTTTCCAAGTACATTGCCGGGATCAGCTTTTAATAAATCATAATTCATATTTAGTAATTCATTCACTTCATTCATCCAGTCGGTTGTAAAATCAGTCTCAGGTTGACAAATAAACGCACCACAGCCGATTAATGATCTCCAGTTCTTTTGTAGTTCCGCTCTCATGCCTGGTTTATTTGTACATTGAGCAACCGCACAGGCGCCGACTTCTTTATAACCTACAATCTCATAATTCTCTATTGACTTGAAAGCATCAACCCAGGAATGCAAACCAGGCTTAATATCTGAATAACCACCGCCGTAATAGTGCATGAAATATGCTCTCATGTAATCAGAACGATGAACCAAAGAAAGGTATTCATACGCCGGATGGAGTGGATCAATTAAATAGTCTTTAAGATTAGCAGGATTGATAAGAACAACATCACATTTAGAGACAAAACGTAAAGTATTAAGTCCGACCATTCGCGCCGTACTCATTTGATTCGTACCAGTCCAGAAACAATATATCTTATTCATAATTGATAGCTGTTTGGAATGTGACAAACGTAATATTCCGGCGTTTTAATCTTCATTGAATTTTTAAACATAAGTAATTTCTGAATGAAATAATAGTCGTGTGCATATCCGTTGCGCTCCCAAGACACGCCTAAACTTCTTTTATGACAGACGTTTGAAGTCCCGCAATTACCTATTGACTTGACATTACACGCCCTTTCAATCCATTCGTTACTATAAATCAAATCATTATACCAAACCCAATCAAAGCCGTTTAACTGTTCCGCAATGATTTTTAAATGATCCCTACCTAAAAAGTCATCAATATCACAGTAGGTTATATATTCACCTATTGCCGTTTTAATCCCGGTATTACGGGGTAGATTATTAAACAAGTCCAAGTGTTCACATTCTGTTAAAACAAGTCTTTTATCGGTAAACTCGTTACTAACTATCTTTTTAGTTTCCTCACAGCCGTCAGAAATGACTATTAATTCAAAGTCTTCAAAGGTTTGATCCAATATTCCGCGAATTGCCCTGGCGATCTTTTTATTCAATAGTTCAGCACATCCCTTGTAAGGAATGAGGCGCGATGGCATTATGCAACTGAACTTAGGCTCCATTGAATGCAGGCGTTACTGGTTCCGGTGTTTCCGCTTTCATCTGTGCAATATATTCGGCTGTTTTTAACTTGACCTGTTCTAATATGTAGTTAGTTGCCATGTCGTAAATAGCCGGGTTTGCAAGTTCAATCTCATTGAAGATACTTTCAAGATTTGCCCAAAGAGTCGCGTTGTATTCCGTTGTCAACCCCTGGCTTATTAACAGTCTTACAGTTGCCTCAGGATAACCCCGGAAAGGATTAATCATTGACTTTACTTTGATCTTTTTTAACTCCTCAGGACGGTCGGAATAAAGAATGTTGTTAATGTCATCTTCAATAGCTGCAATGGTCGATGTTGAGGCTCCGGCATCTTTGGCAGTTTTTAACTCATTCATAAGCTGTAAAAGACTTTTCATCTTAAAGTCATTTGGCATCTTATGTGTAAGTTTCAAACCCTGATTCAAATCCGTAAATGTTGCAATATCTGTTACTACAAATTTCCACATACTCGAATAGTTACGGCCAAAGGGGAAAAGGGTATCATTCATGTTATCTTCTCCGAAGTTCTTTTCCGTTGCTGTTACTGCCGTTGCTGTCTCTGATCTTGTTGCAATCTCGTTATTAAACATCATTGTATGAATCAGAATCCTTAAATCATTAACATAATCTTTGTTAAAAGTCAGTAGTTCAATCGGCGGCATCTTGTAGATAAGCATCTTTTCAAGGTCAACCATATCCTTAGGATCACGCGGCAAAGAAAGTGTTATCACATCCTTTACGCCCTGATGTAACATCTGTTTTCCGGTACCATGACAATTAGGGCATATCGTATGACCGTCTAACAGCGTACCCCCGGAACAATCCTTATTTGCACACTTATCAACATACGCAAATCTTTGCGGAAAGGCTGTCATCGCAGTACTCAAATCCAGTTCCGAGTCTGTTTTCATTAGCTTTTCAAGAAGTAATAAAACAGGATGAAAGACAGAAACAAACGTCCGGCCTTTCGTTTCCGTGTCACGGATATAACCGAATCTTTGTGCAGGAACTTTAACGGCTTTCGGCTCAAACTCTCTATAAAGATAAAACTGCTCTTTTATCTGTATCTTCTGAATCTCTAAGCCGTCAGGATCAACATAACCGGACTCAACCTGGATCAGTTCAATAGTATCAAATCCTAAATACATAGTGAACTTATAACCGTCCTTTTCGTTTTTGTTCTCCGTGTACTTTATCGGCAACCTGACAATAAGATAAAGTAGGTTCTCATTCTTGTATTCAAACATTATAGCCTCTTTAGAACTGGCAATAAAAGGATAGGGCATTGCCGTTTCAGTATCGGCGTCAAAGGCATCAAATTCAGTTATCAGGAAGGCATTTGGATCGGTGTAGTTATAATCAATCATTGCGTATTCCATGAACTCTTCCAATGACCTTTCACCCCAATAAAACTGAATGAACGTTTCGAGTTGATCAGTTTTATTAGTAGAGTCTTTGTATTTTATTTCCCTTATAAGCGGAGTCTTACGGATTGCTTTCTGGAAAGGTAGCATTGTAGAGTTAAGAATCGAAGGCACAACCGATTTAGATATGTTTTCCCGCTGTTCAAATTCCTCTTCCGATTCCCGTGTGACAATCTTTTCAAGTAAGTCCGTAATTTCTTTACCGGTCTTCATCTTGAAATACTTATCAGCCAGACAAGTGACCCTTTCGTAATCCTGATGATAAACTTCCTTTTCGATTACGTTTTTCAGTAATGCTAATCCTGTTACTTTATCCATTTTGTAAACTTGTTAAATAGTAATTTTGAAACAACTCTGTCAGGAAATAATCCATAGCGTCACTACAATGACCATATTTCTGATATTTGTCACCCGTATCTTTATCTTTAATAATGTTTTTCTTCTTTGTCCCGTCAATATCCTGCTTTAAATACATCAGATCCGCTATTGTGTTTTTACAACTTTCATCAATCATTAACCTGACAGGATATTTATTCTCAAACATTGCGTTAATAAAATCTCTACGTTTTGGCACTGAAGGGTTGCTGATAC